CCCCTACAATGTTAGGATCCATATTCATCCCTGATTCCAGGGATAAAAATGCGCCAAATTCATAGGGATCTAAGCCAAGGCGCTTAGCTCCCTCAAAGATTGCTTGCCTTTCGTTTGTAGGAAGGATTCCAACTCGTGGTGTGGCCATGGCAATTAGGTCCTTATTCTCCTACCCAATTTGAATCTGCTTTGAGTCCAGGAATAAAAACAGTCTGTACAGCGGCAACAAGACTGATCTTCGTGGCTAAACGCTTAACAAAATTAGGACAGAGAATCATTGGTTTAAAAGCAACAACACTGGCCCCCGTAGATCAAAGATCTGTGTCCAGTAGGTTGGGCTTACATGCTGAGCAATGCCAAATATTTATTTGGTTCTTGAGTTAAGAAGGGCTTGAAACTTCTTAAGCATTTCTGGGTCGGTTTGTAATCCTTGTGCGCCGTACGTTTCCGTTGGAGTAATGGACTGTACCGCAGGAAACCCTTGTGGAGTGTTCACACCTGGTGGAGGTGTGAATGTAATTTGTTGTGGTGTTTGATAACCAAAAGCTTGCCTAGCTGCTTGACCTGCATCCTTACTCAGTAAACCTTGTTGGATTACATCATAACCAACAGCGCCTGGTTTTACTTGTTTCGCAAGATCAGGATTTGCTGCAGCCCAAATTGCCATGCCTTGGTCACGTACCTTAGCACGCTCATCAGCAATCGCTTGCTTTTGCATGTCAGGGTTAGCTTTCACCATCGCCTCAACCCTGGCACGCTCCCGTTCGTACTCACGGTTTTGTGCAGCGTACGGATCAATAGGTGCGAAAGAACCTGCACCGGAAAAGCCACCCCCTCCACCTTGTGCTGCTCCTGGAGAACGTGGTGCAGTGTCTTGAATAAAACGACCTTGCGTTCCAGGGGCGTTAAGAGAGTTTAAAGTGGCGCTACTTCCAGTTCTATTCAATAATTGCCAACCGTAATCATCGCCACCCCAATAGACAGGTTTACCGTTTAATACTGCTTGTGTACCAATAGGCCGCTGTTGTTGGCCAGCATTAGTTTGTTTAGCAGGGGCAGTTTTTTGCGACTCCCATTGACGCAAATAATCGCCTGTAGTTGGTAAACCAAACGTTCTTTTTAAAGGCTCTTGTATTTGTGACGAACCATACAAAAGAGCACCTAGTCCTAATTGCTGTGGGCCACCTGTAATACGGTTAAGTAAGCCACCTGCTTTGGTAAAAAATTCCTGCATAATTACCTCCAAACCTCATGTAAATAAATGCGTGAACCAACAGCAGTGTCGGCAGGCCCAGGTAATGCCTGGATGAATTCAGCACCAGAACGTTCGTAACGATAACGAGCCTGGAACGGATCTTTGTAGTTTGGAACGTAAAGAATCTGTGCAAGTCGATTGGTTTCGTAGAGATAAATCTCGTCCCAAACCTTCAAAGATTCTCTGGCATTGCTGGAGCGAATCGTACGATCCACGTCACCAACGATGTTTTCAATACGAGTAGAAGGCGAAGTAGCAACTTCGGTTTTCTTCTCGGCAGTATCGCAACGACCAAGTTGAATAATAACTTTGTCGTAGAAGTATGAATCCGGGATTGTGTTCATAGCTTCTTCCAGACGTGCGTAATCGCCCGCTGGTACGGTGACCGTGAAGTAGCCGAGGTGGTATCGGACTCTACTTTTATCGAAGTCGCTGAGATGCACAGCTTAGTTCCGTATGTTTTTCATTATAAGCTCATTGGATTTTGTAGAACTCCAAGGCCTCCCATTGCTTGCATCATTTGTTCCATTGTTGCGCGATGATCTGTGCGTTGCGGGGGATTAAGTAATTGTTGCATCATTGTTGTTTGCATTTGATCTTGCATATAACGTTTCAAAAAATCCTGTCGTGTTTCTGCAGTATTTGCATCAGCAGTAGCGCCTGGACTAACAGCTTGACCAGTGGGAACTAAGACTTCTGTTTCTGCTTCAGGACGATCAACATTGCCATGACCAACGCGGAAAAGAACTTTGCCACGCGGATCCAAGGCCTCAGAAAAATACCCATACCCTCCACCACTGCCGCGACGAATTTTACCTCCTGCTACACCAGGGAGATAAATAGATGCGTCTTCTACAGCTCCTTTATCAAACCTACTCTTGCCTTTAAAAGGTACATAAAAATCAAATGAGTCCCAGCCGGGATGTCTGCTATGACTATGGGCACCTGATGCACGTTCTAATAAATCAACTTTGTCCGCAAGATTTGCTGTTGGATCCCATCTTCGCCCTGATACTGCAGCATTAGAAAATTCAACATTACGTCCCAAAGCATTGTATTGATTTGCTACTGCGTCCATCGCTTTAACGCGCTCTGCAATCGGCAATGATTGCAACATCTTTAGATCAATGTGATAGTCCGTACTACCACCGATCTTTGCGCTGGGACCTGTATATCCAGAACGATGAACGGAATATGCCATGTTGTTTTATTTCTTATTTTACGAGCAAAAAACCCCTGGTTTCCCAGGGGTTAGATAGGAGATAAGTATCAAACTCTGATCAAGTCTGCTGCTAAAACCGCGTCCCAATCAACCCGTTTAATTTGCTTTAACTGTTCAAGATTGTTAAACCTTTCACCCGATAAGGACATTTGAAGATCTTTAATTTCTCGAGCTGTCTTCAATCCGATACCTTTAATATGATCAGCGATCATTTGTGGGGTAGCGCCATTGATGTTAAGGCGTGTGTCCGGGGGGAAAGTACGCGGCTCTTCCTGCGATGCTTTATCTTTAACGCGAAGAGTTTTTACTTTCTTCGTCGCCGCTTCATCAGGTGTGAGTTCAGTTTTGTATGCGGTATAAAGGCGACCGTCTTGGTCTTTGACCATGAACCAATCGCCGTTATCCCATTCGCTTACAATCTCGACACGTGCACCTGTTTTTTTATGCTGATAAAGCATATCTGCAGTTGGCGTAGACATAAGACCAGTTGTTCACTGGTCTTAGTTTAACCTAATCAGCTAACAACACGACCAGTGAGGTACATGTCGATATCTTCGTAACCAGGAGCAACATCAGGTTGGATGTAGCAAACTTCCACAACCAGGTAACCAGTACGGCTGGCTGCGCTATCAGCGGCAGAAATGTAGAAACCACCGGAAGTTGTGGTGCTATTAGCGGTTTCCTTAGCAAACACTTTGAAAGTGGTCGAGCTGGTCACCGAGTAATAAGCATTACCAGGGAGAGGACCGAGAACGCCGGAGCTCAGAATGAAAGGATTGGTGCCGTAACCAGCAGTACCGCCGGCAAAATAAATCTCGCCAGCTTGGGTACCAGAGACGGTAGAGGTGAGGTTGGCTTGTGCAACGCCTTCACCAACGCCGGAAGCAGCGGTGGGGTTACCACCATTGCTGCGACCGAACGAAATCACGTTGCCAGTTGCGGCATACACACCGGAAGCAACTGTGCCATCCCAACCAGAAGCAACGGAAATCGCAGTGCGATACACGTACGCAGGTAAGGTGGAGTCACCAGAGATCACCATGCCTGTGATGTTGGGACGAGTATCGTCTTGGCGGTAAGGCGAAGGAACGATCACATCAGCATTAGAGGTGACGGCAAGAGAGCCGGTGCCACCAGAAATGCCCACAACGGGCACATAACCACGCTGTTGGAAATAACGGTAACCAGGGGTAGCAAGCACCGAAGTAGGGCCTGCGTTGGAACCGGTATCAGTACCAGCGGCGTTGGGATTGATATTGCGATACCAACCGTTAAGAGCATTATTCCAGTTACCTGGATAAATCTTTTTAGCCGTTAAATAAGTCATCTATCTATTCCAGATATGTTTGTTGTTATCAGATGCTGCCATCATCAGACACGAAGCTGAACGCGGTGGTGATGAAATCGGTGTTAAGGATTTCGAAGCCAGCGTACAGTTGCCAAATCAGAATGATGAAGCGGCTGAAGTCGTCGTTGTTGTTGATAAGCACTTGGGCATTCGGGCCGCCGATACCAACGCCAACAGACTGTGGACCGAAGAAGTAACCTTGTGCAACTTCTTGGGAAGTGTAAGTAGAACCAGCGTTGAAGGAAGCGGTAATATTCTTGCTTGGGAAGTTAGTCGATTCGAAGAACTTCACACCTTCAAACTGAACGCCAGTAGGCATCACAGGTTCGCCAGCCAGGAAATAACCTT